GAATCATTACGAACGTGTTGATTCTAATACTGGTGAAATATATAATCTTGTACCTGAATACAATACTATGAGTCGAAGACCTGGCATTGCTTCAGGCTGGTTCGACAAGTACAAAGATGATGTATATCCATCTGATAATATTCACTTACGCGAAAAAACCTTTCGCCCCCCTAAATTCTATGATAAGATGTATGAACATCTAATGCCTGATGAAATGGAAAAAATCAAAATGCAAAGGATGAAAAACATGCAAAAGCATGCAAAAGATAATACTGCGGAAAGGCTCGCAGTAAAAGAGCAAGTAAAACATGCTCAATTAAATAAACTAATAAGATCAATATAGGAGGTCTAACAATGCAACATAAAATCTTTACAATCTACGACACAAAAGCGGAAGCGTACTTCCCTCCGTTCTATTTACCTCAAACGTCTATGGCTGTTCGCCAATTCGGCGATATGGTAAATGACGATAATTCTCAAATCTCTAAACATCCTGCTGACTATACTCTGTTCGAGCTTGGCGAGTGGGACGATAACTCTGCAGAGTTCGTCAACTTAAATAAAAAATCTCTCGGTAATGGAGTGGAGTTTATAACTAATGAAACAATTACTGAATAAAATTAAAGATCTGTTATTTTCGCAAGAAAATGACGATCAGGAAAAAGCGTTATACTTAACGCAATATATCCACTTATATCATCCGGAGGAATGATGGAATATGATAATAAAAATAAGGGTGCTGTATGGCAACGTGAAACGCCATCATCTAAACACCCTAACTTAACTGGAAAACTTGACGTCGAAGGTCAAGAATACTTCATTTCTATGTGGGAAAACAAAACCTCGACTAATAATGCTCCAAAATATCGAATCTCTGTAACTGCTAAAAATGATATAGATTTCGATGAAATACCTTTCTAACTAACGGAAAATACTATGCAATCTGTAATGAAACATCAATTTAGCGAAGTACCTCACGCTAATATACAACGATCTAGCTTTGATAGATCTCACGGCTTCAAAACTACATTTGATGCCGGAAAACTCGTTCCTATCCTCGTGGACGAAATACTACCTGGCGATACAGTCAACTTAAACATGACGGGCTTTGCCCGCATGGCTACTCCAATCTTCCCAGTAATGGATAACGCATTCATGGATACGCATTTCTTTGCTGTTCCTGTGCGACTACTTTGGGATAATTGGAAAAAATTCAATGGCGAACAAACTAATCCTGGCGATTCAATCGACTACACAATTCCAACTATAACTGCTCCTGGTGCAGGTTATGCAAATGAATCATTATCTGACTACTTTGGAATTCCTACTCAAGTTGGAAACTTGGAAACCTCTGCTCTATGGCATAGAGCATATAACTTGATCTATAACGAATGGTATCGTGATCAAAACTTGCAAGACTCTGTCTATACTTCTACATCTGATGGCCCGGATTCTCATTCACACTATGAAGTTTTAAGACGTGGAAAACGTCATGATTACTTTACTTCATGTCTACCGTGGCCACAAAAAGGAGATGCGGTCTCTTTACCTCTTGGGGAACAAGCTTTGGTAAAAACTAATGCTACTGGAACTGGCACAATGATTTATGCTTTAGATTCTTCAAATGTTCATAGAAACTTTGATTCTGCTTCTAGTAACTTACACACTCATACTAGTACTCAAGCTACTCAACAAACTGGTAGTTTGTATGCGGATCTATCAACTGCAACTTCTGCAACAATTAATCAACTACGTGAAAGCTTTGCTATTCAACACTTACTAGAAAAAACTGCTCGAGCTGGTTCTCGTTATACTGAAATCATCAAAGGTCACTTTGGTGTAACTTCTCCAGATGCTCGCTTACAACGTCCAGAATATCTTGGCGGTGGATCATCTCCTATTATCGTAACTCCTATCGAACAAACATCTTCAACTGATGCTACTTCTCCTCAAGGTAATCTTGCTGCTATGGCAACTTCTACCTTAAATGGACATGGCTTTACAAAATCCTTTACTGAACATTGCGTATTAATCGGACTTGTATCCGTACGTGCTGACCTAACTTATCAACAAGGTCTTGATCGCATGTTCTCTCGTTCTACTCGTTATGATTTCTTCTGGCCTTCACTTGCCAATATTGGCGAACAAGCTGTATTAAATAAAGAAATCTATGCCGACGGTACTTCCGCTGATGATGACATCTTCGGCTATCAAGAACGTTGGGCTGAATATAGATATAAGCCTTCAAAAATTACGGGTAAATTCCGTTCAAATGACGCGCAGAGCCTTGATGCATGGCATCTATCCCAAGAATTCGCAAGTCTTCCGACTCTTGGCTCTGACTTTATCGAGGAAAATCCTCCTCTTGATCGTGTGGTTGCAGTACCCTCTGAACCTCACTTCATCTTCGATTCATATATGAGAATGAAATCTGCGCGCCCTATGCCTACTTACTCTGTACCTGGACTGGATAAACTATAATGGGATTAGGTGCATTCCTATCCTCTGCCGGTGGAGGTTCTCTCCTCGGCGGTATAGCGACCGGACTACTTGGCCGGAGTTCTGCGAAGCAAACTAATGAACAAACTGAACGATTATCTTCAACTGCTCATCAACGTGCTACAAAAGACCTCCGCCTTGCGGGTCTTAATCCTATCCTATCTGCTACTGGTGGTATGGGTTCTGGTGCTTCAACACCCCAACTAAAAGACCCAGGCGAAGCCATGGTCAAAGGTGTTGGTACTGGTGCTTCCTCTGCTTTACAAGCTAAACGCTTAACACAAGAAATTAAAAATCTTGAAGCTCAAGAATGGAACACAAAAGCTCAACAATTTAAAACTAATCAAGAGTCTATACTTTTGGGCTATCAAATGCCAGAAGGTAAGGCTTCTGCTGATTTGTGGAAAAACTTAATGCAAGAAGAAGGTTCTTCTGCTAAAGCTATTCAAATGCTTAGATCTCTAATGAAAAAATAAGGAAATAACTATGAAAAATAAAACTTTAATTCGCTCTGCTTATGGCGAAAAACAAAAAGTAACAATAACTACCCTAGACGCTCGAACTGAGCAATGTCATAGGGATGAATGCGATATTAACAAAATAATCGCTAAATACGACCGTACGGGCGTCTTAAACCATGTAAATGACTTCGAAGCTCGATACGAAGATCTTACTGGACTGGATTATCAAAC